AACTAGAAAGAAAGAAAACTTAATCGAATTAATCAATGAATATAACAATTCATTGGCGAATGTTGAAAATGATAGCAAAAGCTCATCCTTAAATCCAGAATTTATCGAAGATAACATTGATAAATCAAAGAAAAGACAAGATGAATATTCTGAAACTTTGAAAAATTGCAAAATCAAAGAATCAGATTACGATGTTTGTAAATTTGTTCTTGGAGAAGAAGGTGTGAAGAGTTTTGTAATTAAAAAGCTGTTGGAAATGCTCAACCAGACTATAAAAAAATACATAACACAATTGGGCATGAATATCACTTGCAAATTTGATGAATATTTTGATGAAGAAATAACAAACAATAAAGGCAGCAAGTTTTCTTACAGTAATTTGTCAGGAGCCGAAAGACGAAGCGTTGATATAGCATGTGTGTTGAGCTTCTCAGACATGAGAAGAAAAATAAGCGGCATATCCAGCAATCTAGAATTCTATGATGAGATTTTCGACAGCGCTTTTGATGAAAGAGGATTGGATCTATTGATCGAAGTTCTGAAACAGCGCATCGTTAAAAATAATATGTGTGTGTATGCCATCTCACATAGAAAAGAAACCATGAAGCATGTGGATGGGGAAATCATCAATCTTCAAAAAGAGAATAATATTACTCGGCGCGTTAAATAATATGTTTTATATGAATTGACATGCGAATGGTTTGATATAATTATGGTATGTTTGTCAAACCATTCGCATCTCCTTTTCCAAAAGCTCCGACTTTTAAAAACCAAACTGTTTCAAAAAGAAACGTAAAAAATACATCCACTAGATACGTCAACTATATGGCGGATCGTCAAGGATGCGGTATGTGGAGAATAGGATGGCCTGAAATGCACCTAAATATGTGTTCGATGGGTGACAGTACATCCCTTACAGCCATGGTTCTTAACAAGGAATGGTATAGAAATTTACGTGTCGTTAAATTACAGCGTCAAGCTTCATCAGAACAGAAGGAATTCGTTAAGTTCCTAAAGAGTATACAGCCCGAATGCGGATTTAAACTGATGTATGAAGTTGACGATGTTGTCTTCAGGGAGGATATCCCGGATTATAATGTCTACAAGCCTTCCTTTGATAATGATGAGATTCGACAGAATTGCATCGATATAATCAATATGTGTGATGAGGTTACAGTAACATGTAACTATATGCGGGATCTTTATAAACTAAGAACTGGTAAAAAAGAGATCACAACAGTTCCTAATTTCCCACCGTATTGGTGGATTGGGCATCATTATAACTATAGAGAAATTGTAGATAACTTCGATAAGAATAAGAAGAAGCCAAGAATCGTATATGCTGGATCTGGAGCGCATTTCGATGTCGCAAACAAGACAGGACAACAAGACGATTTCACTCATGTTATAAAGTTTATAACCGACAATGTTGACAAATATCAGTTTGTTTTCATAGGAGCCGTTCCACCTCCGCTACAGAAATTTGTATTCGATAAGAAAATTGAATACCATCCTTGGAAAAATTTAATGCAATATCCGAACTTCTTGAGAAGTCTCAAAGCTCAATTGTTTATTGCGCCATTACAAGATAACAATTTCAATAGAAGCAAATCGGACATCAAATACATTGAAGCCGCTTGTCTGGGAATTCCTTGCTTATGCCAAGACATGGCAACATATGCAAACGCACTTGATGATTTGAAATTCACAGATGGCGAAGACCTTGCAAACAAGGTTGAGAAAATTCTAAATTGGAAAAATCGAAACAAGTATTACAAGCTTATCCCGGAACTCAGAAACATAGGATCTCAAAGATTCCTAGAATTGGATGAAAATATCGGAGCGTTTATGGAAGCCCTGAATACGGATTACGGAGATCCTTCCAGAGTGTTTTTGAAACGGTGGAATTGAATAATTGATTATTTGAATTCTGAATATTGTGCCAGTGTTGGTCGGAGTCGTTCAAACATACCTTTTAATTCATTGAAGCTATTCATATCAGATGGATCTTTAAAAAAATCAGCCTTGGTGGTTTTGTAAAAAGCTATAGTCCCTTGTAAATATTTCTCAATGGCGCTGCAAATCTGATTGGCTTCAGCCTTGACTTTTTCGATCTGCGGATTATAGTTCGCGTACGATGATTCAAAATCGAGATTTTCATAAATCTCGCTCAATTCATTGATATAGTCTGTCATAATTATATTTAACAATAATGTATCGAAACTGCGTTTACAACAACAGGGAGCAATGCGTCCATTTATTCACATGGGATTCCGATGGGAATAGAGTGAAATTTGATTTGGATTTCAATCCATATATTTTGATGGAGCATAAAGATGGTGAATTTGAAAGCATCTTCAATACAAAATTAAAGAAGAAAGAGTTCAACACACAATTCGATAGAAGTAAATTCATCAAAGAATCCAAACTCAGAAAGATCTTTGAAAATCTACCCGCCAATCAGCAGTTCCTGATTGATAACTATTGGATGACAAATACAGATCCTGAGTTCTCCAAGTTCCCTCTCAAGGTCATGTTCATAGACATCGAAACTTTCAGCAACAAAGGAAAGTTTCCAGACATTCAGAATCCTGAAGACGTAATCAATTTGATTACCTGCTATGATGCGATCAACAACAGATATGTTTCATTTGGACTGAAACCATTTGATACCTCTCACATAAAGGATAAAAAAGTGAAATATATCCACTGCAAGAGTGAAGAAATTCTACTGAAATCGTTTATTAAATTCTGGGAGATAGACTATCCTGATGTTGTTTCGGGTTGGAATTCGAGCGGATTCGACATGCCGTATATTATAAATCGAATCGCCGTCGTTTTGGATGAAGAATGGCAGAAGAGATTGTCCCCGATTGGAAGAATATACGAAAAAGTCAAGAAGAAAGTCAAGTTTGGAGAACCTCCGATACAGATTGTAATTGAAGGTGTTTCATCGGTTGACTACAAGGTTCTTTATCAAAAGTTTAAATTAGACAAACAGGAATCATACAAGCTTGATTATATTGCAGAGGTTGAGCTAGGAGAGCAAAAGCTTGAATACGAAGGCCAACTGTGGCAACTTGCCCTGAATGATTGGAACACGTTTGTAGAATACAACATCAAAGACGTTGAGCTTCTTGTAAAGCTTGATGACAAGCTGCGATACATGAAGACTTTGAGATTCCTGTCCAATATCGGACTTACCAATATTGAAAAGGCCATCGACACAGTTCCTATTATGAATGGCGCATTGGCAGTTCAGGCTAGAAAAAGAAATCAGCACATCCCAACATTTGTCAGACCTTTGAAAGAAGGTAAAAATCCGGGTGCTTATGTAAGAGTTCCAAAAATCGGATTCAGTGAAAACATCGTCAGTTTCGATGCGAATTCTCTATATCCGAGTGTGATGATTTCTCTCAATCTTTCACCTGAAACTAAAATTGGGAAGTGTGAAGAGATCGATGGATTATATAAGATCCATCATGTCAGTGGAACGACCTATGAATTATCCAAGACAAACTTTGAAAAGTATGTCAATCAAGAAAGTATTTGTATAACAGAGTCCGGCTTTCTTTTTTCTCAGAAAAAGCGAGGTATCGTTCCCGAGTATCTGGATTGGCTTTATACAGAGCGTAAAAAAATGCAAAAGCTGTATAAGGAATGTAAAAGCCGTTTGGAAAAGGGAGAAATGGCAGGTGATGAAGTTGAAAGATTGAAAGATGATATGAATAGATACGACTCTGTTCAGTATGCATACAAAATTAATCTCAACTCTCTGTATGGATATATGGGAAATGCATATGCTCCGATGGGTGACGATGATATCGCATCTTCCGTTACTCTCACAGGACAATCGGTTATTAAAAAATCGGCTGATCTTTTCGTGGAGTCGATCTTGAAAAAAGATGCATCGATATCTGAAAAGGAAGCATTTGATTCAATCATATATGGCGACACGGACAGTATTTATGTCTCTCTGAAATGTCTGGAAAATCGGGGCGTTCCTTTGAGAGATGGGAAATCAATATCATCTGTTTTTTATGAGTGCTGCGATTACATTGAAAACTATTTGAATGATGGAATGTCGAAATGGGCGATTGAGTATTTGAAAAGCTCAGATCCAAGGTTTGTTTTCAAACGAGAAACGATATGCGATTCTGGTATCTTTTTAAAGAAAAAATATTACGTGTTGCATGTTATCGATGATGAAGGATTCGAAGCTGATAAATTCAAATACAAAGGCGTGTCTGTAGTTAAAACAACAATGCCGAAAAAACTAAAACCCTATCTTAAAGAGATTGTCGAAACAATGATCGTTTCGAAAAATAAAAACATGACAGATGATCTGTTTAAGCAAGCATACGAGACGTTCAAGACACTCCCGATTGAAGTGATATCCAGATTGAGTGGTATCAATACCTTTGATAAGTATTCACAAAATTGTGATGGATTACAATCAATGGCGAGCGGTATGCAAGAACACATGCGTGCGGCTCATTACCATAATGAATTGCTGAAGATGCTATCAATAGAAGGCAAGTATCCAACTCTGAAACAGGGCGATAAAATACGATACGTTTCAGTTCAAAAGCCGAATAGATTCAACATTGATACCATTGCATATGCTTCAAAATATCCACAGGAATTTTCAGATGTTTTCAAGATTGATTACGAGAAAATGTTCGAGAATCTGATGTACAGAAACATTGAATTTTTCTACAAAGCAGTTGGTTGGATTTTGAGGAAGCCGAATGAAAATCTAAAGACCGATCTTTTGGAATTTTTCGCAGAGGATTGACATATTCTAAACCGTGGCTAAATCGAAATATGACCTTGCAAGAAGCTTACAATAAAGGGCTTGATGACGCTGAAACAAACATCATCAGGCAAATAGCGTCACTGATCAGAAGTAATCAAATGGAAGAATTGCAAAATCCAAAACTGAAAGAACTTCAGGAAATCTTATCCGAGTGGGGTGATTATTTCCATACTCAAAGTAAATTGCTGACCATGACAGGAAAGAAACACAAGAAAATGCTAGTCAGACACATTCAAAAACTTGACAATAACCAACTATAATATACTATAAAAACATATGAGTAAACAGCATATCGCAATACAAGACCAAATCGGAAGAACCATCATTGGAATTCTCGACTCTGAAACCGAAACAACCGTAACAATTGAAAATCCAGTAGTGCTTCATCTGGAGCTTGAAGAAAACGGTCGGATTCAAGTGCAGACATTCCCAGTGTTCTTCTTCGAGCTTATCGATAAGGATCGTAGAGATACCAACAAGTGGACATATTCGAAGTCAAATGTAACTCTGAGTGAAGTTATCCTTTCCGAAGATATCATCTCTCAATACAAGAGACTAAACAACCCAGTACCACAAGCACCAGTTCCAAATTCACCAAAGGTTATTTCAATTGATGATCTATAAAAAATATGGAAGATATTAAACAAAAAGATTTAGATTCCCTTTGGGAGAGTATATCTGATATCACTCCGTTTTCATCATATCTGAGTGAAAACAGAGTGACTGATGATGACTGGATTGATACAGGATCAATGGTTCTCAACGCGCTGATTTCTGGATCAATGTACAAGGGAATTCCGAAAGGAAGAGTAACACAATTCGCCGGTCCTTCCCAAACATACAAGACTGGTTTCGTTTTAAAGATTCTGGCAAATGCTCAGAAACGAGGAATGAACGTTGTCATCTATGATACAGAAGGCGCTATCGATGCGGATGCAGCCAAGTCCGCTGGATTGGACGACAAAAAAGTTCGATACATTAAAACGCAAACTGCTGAAACCACTAGAAATTCTATCTTTAAACTCCTTACTAAGATCAAGGAGAATAAATGGGACGGTAAATTCATCATTGCAATCGATTCAATTGCAAACCTTCAAAGTGAAATGGAATTGAATCGAATGGATAAGGAAAACACATCGGCTGATATGGGAACCTTTGCAAAAAGTGTCAAATCACTGCTTAAAACATGCACTGTAATGAGTACTTTAACAAATACTCCGATTGTAGTGACAAACCACGTTTATGATGATCCTAGTCAGATGTATCCAACTCTGGAAAAGAACATCGCTGGCGGAAAAGCAGCAGTGTATCTTCCTTCAGTAACCGTTCAGTTGGCTAGAAAGCCAATGAAAGATGATGGGGGAAAAACAATCGATGATACTAAAGCAGCCTCTCAAAAGAGTTTCACTGGTGTTGTTATAAGAGCACTCACTGTGAAGAATCGCTTCGTCAAGCAATATCTTGAAGGTGAGATGTTCCTGTCCTTCGCAAAGGGTCTCGATAAGTATTTCGGTCTGGTTGATATTATGAAGGGTGTTGGTGTTGTTGTTGCCAACGGTGCTACATACACAGACTGGAAAGGTGAAAAGCTTGGATTTTTCAAACAATGGAGAAAGAAACCGGAAGTTTGGGAATATCTGTTGCCAGAACTGGAAAAGAGAATAAAGAGTGAATGGGCTTATAGTAATAAGCTGAACGATGATGACCCGACAGAGGGTGAGCATGATGACTTCGAAGACGGAGAAGTCGAAGATGCATAAAAAAGGGCGGGGTCAACCCCGCCCTTTTTTTATTTTGTATTTCGCCAATGCCAGTAATTTAATGGCTTTGTTATATTTTTATTTTCGTAAACAACTGAACGTCCTTTGAATTTGCTATCTGCTTTGATTTGCGTGTCCATGTAATCCAGTGTGTAATCATATGATTCCTGAACAGGTGGTTGTTGCACGGGTTCAGCGCCCGCTTGCATCATTTCTTTATCTTGTCTGACGAGAAGTTTATTCATTCTTTCTGTGATCATTTCTTGTATGGCCTTTAATTCCATTAGAATTACATTTTTAACAGCGTCTAACTTGCCTTGGTTTTCTGGTTTATTGAAAACTGCACGAACAACTGAGTTTTCAATACCCGGAATTATTGATTTATCAGGATCGATGTCAGCTTTACCCAACGAACTATTGGTCATACCTTCGTAAATACTTTCCAATACGATGGCTTCATTCGGGGCCGTTCCTAAAGATGCAATTTTATCAACAACTTTTGTTTTAAAATCATCCGCTGTAAATACTAATCCCTTCGCTTCATATGAATCGTAATACTTATCCAAGAATGAGGTTATGAGATTATAACTAGACATCGTAATGTTGTTCACAGCTTCTCTTGGGAATTCAATGCTGGGTTCGATTGTTGATTTTATAGTCGGCTGTTTGGATGGATCATATGGTGTGTTTATGTGTTTTTTGACATCGACACCCCACACGCTGAGAATTGTGGAAAGATATTCATTCAGATCATATGATGATGTTTCTTCAATTTCATCTGCTACCGTTCCAGTGTCTTGATATTTTTTTAGAGTTGGTGAGATGGCCATGGCATCTTTTCTCTTTGTTATAGTTTCTCTCTGGAGACGGTTTAAATGTTTCAACTCTTTGATAATTGGTTCGAGAGGAACTCGCATGGTGTTGTATTCGGATTTTGAAACACCAGCATTAGCGGTTGAGAAGATTCTGTCGGATGCAGTTGCCGAACTTGATCGGCTTCTGTCTGTTAATCTATAATGATCAAATATATCAAGTGTCAAAGCCGCATCAAACGCTGGGCTTTGGATTACTTCGCGTCTTTTTAAGACTTCTGGATCAGTTGGATTTTTTATGAACAGTGTATTGAAAGCCGATTCAACTGCTCTTGTGTCTGTTTTCGGATCATCATTTACATACTTGACAATATCAAGCGGACCCATCAACGCGGCTTTTTTATTACCCGGATTTTCGAGCATATCGAAACGTTGTTGGATCAAATCATCCAATCTTCGTCCAGATGTGTATGTTTTTTTATTTGATATATTGTCTCCAATTTCAATCATTTGCTTTGTTACAGCCTTTGGCAATACAAGCGCTGCGAATTTATCACTTGATAGAGATTTGAAATCTGGGTAATATTTGCTATAAATAATAGATTCGATTAATTTTATGGCAGAATCATAATGTGGATTTTCTTGAGAATTTGGAACCACATCTTCAAATGTGTCGATGTCGAATTTTTTGAAATCTTTATCCACATCTTTTAATAAATTATCTACGAGTCTATTGATGACTGCACTTATTGATTGATTTGTGTATATGAATTCATTTGTCATGTCGTTGTAAACTCCAATGACAGTTTTTCTAAATAAATTCGGCTTGGATGATGAACTTCCGCGAAGAGTTGGATCTAAATCTCCTAATTGCGGGCTTAATTGTGTAAATTTAGCATTTAATGGCCCGTATGCGGTTGCTGGTCTAGCCATTTCTTGCAATTCTTGCAAATCGCTTATGCATTCTAATAAATAATCAAATTTGATCTTCTCCATGGATGTATTTAACCGTTGACAACGCAAAAAAGGATGTTACCCTCCCGTATGGGGAATAAAAAAATCGCTTTTTTCTCAGCAACTCAAAAAAACACAGCCGCTGAGACTTCACTTTTGAAAAGCACGCTGAATTTCGACATGGATGTGGATATCGCGTTTGCTTTGAGCAACACCGAACATCTCGCTGTGGTCTATAATAGAGCGATAGACGCCGCTCTTAAAGAAGATTGGGATGCTTTGGCATTTGTTCACGACGACGTTATTCTGGAACACGATCCAAGACCCAAATTATCGAAACTTTTCGACGAATACGATATGATTGGTGTTGCTGGAACATCTTCAATCGAGCTAAAATCTCCAGCGTTGTGGCATTTGATGGGTGGTGGCTTCGGTTCTGGTAAACTACATGGCGCTGTTGCTCATGGAGACGAAAAACGGAAACACATGACATCATTTGGAGTGTACCCTCATCGTGTTGTCATGATTGATGGTGTATTTATTGCTATGAATAGAACTCTGATGGAAAAACTAAGATTCGATGAAACCAATCCGTCCAAGTACCATTTTTACGACCTTGACATATCCTCTGCTGCCCATAAGATGGGTTGCCGAGTAGGAGTCGGTGACATCCACATCACACACCAATCAGAGGGATTGCGTGAATTCACTGATGATTGGAAAGCTGGCGAAAGTTGGTTCCTTAAAAAATATGAATCTTGATTTAGAATACTTTGAAAAAGTTATCGCCCGCCAATCGATGGTGGATTCGTCTTATTTGAACGCAATTGCTGATTATGTAAAGCCCGAATTCTTCGAAGACAAACGTATCGCCAAATATTTCGAAATTGTCAAGGATTTCCACGACAGGAGAAATGAACTTCCGACTATAACGGAAATAAAAACTTATCTAACTGATGATTCCTTGAAAGAAGGATTTAGACAGTTGGTGGCATCGTTCAAAGAAATCGACAAAAATCTCAATAAGGATGAACTGTATGAAAATACAGAACGCTTTCTGAAAGAAAAGAGTGTGTATAATACTCTTCTGAAAGTTGCATCTGAATTGTCCGAAGGAATTGTCGATACTTCGAAAATCCTAACACAATTTGAAAGCTCATGTAATATAAACTTGATATCCGACAAAGGTATGGAGTTGTTCTGCGATGCTTCGTTGTTAATCGATGACATCTTGAATGTTGAATCATGCATATCGTCTGGTTGGGAATGGTTGGATAATGCGTTGGGAGGCGGATACAGGGAAAATGGTAAGGGGCTGTATGTATACGCTGGTCAGGCAAACATCGGCAAGAGTATTTTCTTGGGTAATACGGCTATCAACATAGCAAAGCAGAATAAGTCTGTTTTGGTCATTACTCTTGAGATGAGCGAAATGCTTTATGCCAAGAGAATGTCGTCGAATCTTACTTCAATTCCTTTGAATCAATTCGAAAGCTCAACTGATTCAATCAGAAGCATTCTAGCCAAACGAAAGAGGGAAATACCAGACGGTAAGATCTTCATCAAAGAATTTCCGCCAAGCACGATAACACCAAAGCAATTGGCGGCGTTTGTTAAGAAGTTTAAAGAGAGCGGCGAGCGTGTAGATGCGATAGTGATCGATTACATCAACCTATTGCATTCAACCATCGGATCTAATTCATACGAGCGTGTGAAATACATATGCGAGCAAGTTAGAGCGATGAGTTATCAATTTGCTTGCCCTATAATTTCAGCAACTCAGCTCAATAGATCTGCCTACAATACAAACAATCCCGGAATGGAAGGATTGTCAGAATCGATTGGTCTTGCTGCTACAGCCGATGTTATTATATCCATCTTCCAAAACGAAGAAGATCAGGATATGAATATCATCAGACTTGGTATGATGAAAAATCGATATGGTCCAAGAGGAATGGTTCAACTGATGAAAATCAATTATGATACTTTAACAATTGAACAAAGTGACGAAGACTGCACAATTCACGAAGATGAGAATATTTCATTACTTGAAAAATTTGCAAATTAGATTAAATTGTGTTAGATGAACGTTTTTGTATGGGTAAATTCCGACTTGGATGGAGTGGGATCAACAGTATTACTTGGGAATATATTTAAAAATTTTGAATACAGACCTATATTCTTTGGCAATTTCGAAAAAGAATATCTGGAATGGTATGATGATAATTTCCAAAAATATGATAAGATATTCGTAGTTGGAATTCCATTATCTCAAGATATCGTCAACAAACTGGATGATAAGAAAGTCGTATTTGTATCAGACAAACTTGAAACAGTGAAAGTCGGAGAATCGACATTGATACAAGAAGACACATCATCGTGTTCTAAATTGCTATACAAAAAGTTCAGTAAAAAATTCGAATTTCCGAAACCTTTGAAACTTTTGATAACGATTATAGATGATTATAATAGTTACAATTTAAAGCTTTCGGAAAGTAAAATAATGAATGCTTTGTATAGAAGAAGCGGATCTAGACGGTTTTACAATTTTGTCAACAATTTCTGGAATGGATTTGAGCAATTCTCAGATAGTGAATTGAAAATATCCGAGTCATTTTATAAAGATCTCCAAACGGAATTGGAAAATTTAGACCTTTACAAAGGTACATATCGAGGACATTCAATCATAGCCACATTCTCATCTTTCAGCGCGTCGGAGGTCGCAGCATCTTTGTTGGACAACTACAATCCTGATGTAGCGATTGTTGTGAATCTAGATACCAAATTTGTTTCTTTTAGAAAGAAAGCAGGATCACCAGCCGATATTATATTCATGGCTCAAAATTTATGCAACGGTGGTGGTAGTGAGTATTCATCGGGTGGTCAGTTGACATCGAAATTTTTAGAACTAACAACCCAATTATCTCCACTATGAACGCAGATCCATCCAACAGTATGATAGAAAATGAACAATGGCATTTGTTTTTATGCTATTGCACATTTATAGTAAACATTCAAGGTAAGAAAATGTCTGTGCAGAATGTTTTCGTACATACGCTACAAAATGATAAAATGCGAAACTTATTGAAAAAATTACTGTGCATGGACACTGACTTCGATGTTGTTAAAATGTTTTTGGATTTTGATCCCAGCCTTGTCAAGAGCAAGTATGTGACCAAATATCTAAATAATCGAACTAAAACTTCGAAAAAAGTTGGGAAAACATCTTGACTTATCGAGTTTTTGGATTAAATTAAATGGGTAAGAAGAATCTGACCGAATGAAAACTCTAATATACTTTATTTTGATTTTGATACTACTGAAAGTGTTAAAATTGATTGAATTAAGTTGGTTTTGGATTTTGGCTCCGGTATTTTTACCAGTCTCCATCGTATCGGCACTTTGTCTAATTGCCGCTATTTGGACGACAATTCGCATATATAAACTAATAAAAGAATAAAAAAATGAGTACTAAAAATAAATTCAATGCTAGCATGTTTGAAAAGATTAAGGACGCCCTTAATAAAACCACTGAAACTTCCAATAGCGCATTTTCGAATGTGATGAAGTTTCCCGCTGGGAAGACATACACGCTTCGTATAGTTCCTAATCTGGAAGACCCTGAGAAGACATTCTTCCATCACTATACACACGGTTGGAAGAGCAAGACTACCGGTAGTTATATCTCAACGCTATCACTGCAAACATTCGGTGAGCGCGATCCAATCACCGAAACATTCTGGTCACTCATCAAGAGTGATGACAAGAATGAGAAAGAACTTGGTAAAGTTATTCGCCGCAAGGAGAATTGGTTTGTCAATGTTTATGTAATCGATGATCCATCAAATCCTGACAACAATGGAACTGTCAAGATTTTGAAAATTGGACCACAGATCAAAAAGATCATCGATGATGCCCTTACCGGAGATGGCGCAGAAGAATTCGGTTATCGAATCTTCGATCTTGGTGAAGATGGTGCAAACCTCAAGATCAAAGCTGAAACCAGTGGAGATTTCGTAACATTTGCATCTTCTGGCTTCTACAACAAGCCTCAGATCAAGCTATCAGATGAACAAATCGATAAGATTTACGAATCTGCACATGATCTGGAAGCCATCTATCCCAAGAAGACAGTTGATGAGCTTCAAGAAATCTTGGATGTTCATTTTTACGGAAAGAGTGGTGGAAAGACTTCCACACCCAAGACTACAAATGCAACACTGAAGCAACCACCAGTTCTAGATGATGACGATGTGAATGATGATATTCCATTCGATTTCCCATCCAAAACAAGTGGTTCAAGTGAACCAAGTGAAGATGATATCGATAAAATGCTAGCCGACCTAGAAGACTAATATATGTTAACACCTGAAGATAAAAAAGTATTATTGGATTTTGCTGGCCCACTCTTTGCTCAAAGTAAAGAGATCGATTCGATGTATTACAACGACTCGAAGCCAAAAACTGATGGTATTGAAGATTCAGGTATCGCGTATGGAATTCAAAAGGCGCTTGAGAGAGATTTCGCAAACTCTCAAGCGCCTCGTCGCGTCGAAGCTGCTCATGTACCCATGCCTCAGTATATTCCAATTCCACAGCATATACCAGCTCCGATGCCTCAATACGCGCCTCCTGTTCCTCAACAAGATCCAGACCAGTTGGAGTTTAAGTTCAACGTAACCGAGCAAGAAAAAACAAACACGTTGTTGGAAGCTCAAAATAAACTCATCAAACAGTTGATAACCAAGATCGATAAGCTAATATCCATTTCAAATGAAAGCACAAAAGCTAAAACTTAACAAATCTGATTTCTTATTCTTTCTGGATTCACTATCCAAGCTCAGCGATTCCGCCATTCTAACTATTAAAGATGGCGGAATTTCCGCATTAAGTACTAATATAGATGCGTCGTTGTTTTTGTGGAATTCAATGCCAGTCGAGTGTGACGATGATATAAGCACTCTCAATATACCTTCACTATCAAAGCTTAAATCAGCGTTGGATTTGTGTGAATCGTCCGAGTTTATTGAGTTGACCCTCAATAGAAACAACCTTGAGTATCGGGGATCTTCTGTGAAGTTTAAATATCACCTCCACGAAGATGGGGTTCTCATGAAGAGCAAGACCAGTCTGGAAAAGCTCAAGAGTTTGAAGTATGATATATCCACAGTCTTTTCAAGAAGCTTTTTGAAATCTTTCTTGAAGGCAGCTACTTCTTTTTCAAAAATCACCAAATTACACTTGTATACTGATGATGATCATCTGATGTGGTCATTAAAGGATTCAACCATAGCAAACAGCGATGTATTCACTATGAAAGGCAACGAAGTTGACTTTGAGTTGGATTCTTTAATTCTGAACATAGACAATATACGTCTAATGCAGTTCCCAACTGATAATATCAATTTAAAAATAAACACATCACTTGGAATTGCTAAAATTGAGTTGAAATATGGGAGCGTCGATCTAAATTATACTATATCAAGTTTAATAAAATGATTAAAAACAAAGTATCAACACTGGGTTATTTTTTAAAGCGTCTGCGTGATTGTGGATTCATAGCTATAAAAGTATATGACAAGTATTCATTTCAAGATTCACGAAAGTGGACTGTTATGGTCGATCCCGGTGGCAGAAGCGTTGGTATAACTTGCTACCAAAACAAAGATTACAAGGGTGATGTGTTTTTTGAAATAAACGACGGCGGCACCCTCTTTCCAAAGAATTACAATTTGAAAACAAATTCCATGGAAATTGTGATTACTTCTCTTCTGGAAAAGGGAGTAAATCAAAAGAGCGAGGATAATGAATTTCTAAAAAAAGAAAAGGTTTAATTTAAATACTATTATGAACGATGACGAATCGGATTATACGGAAGACGATATAAAGAAACTTTTAATTGATTCGTTAAAAATAAAATTAAAAGATGATAGGAAAAAACCTAGTCGGGTTAAAATGAATCAGGCTATAATTTCGTCTTTAAGTGAGTTCATGAGTTGCTTTGCCCTCATAGGTTATGATTTAGAAGGCAATTACGTCAATCTAAGGATAAGCAAAACACCTATGGATAAATCTGCTTTGGAGCATTCCTTTATAAAGGAGTTTAGTAAATTTATAAATGAGTCAATGTAATGTTGAAGGGTTTATTCAAGAAAAAACTAAGATTTGGAGACGCATATGCGGTGCAAACTGGTGATTATGCGGGTCAAATGTACATTTTCATAGAAAAAACAAAGGACAGCTATGAATTCTTGTCAAGTCCGCTGATGGAAAATCGATCAGTGCCTGTGGAAAAGTTTGACTTTGCGTTGCAGGAAGGTATAATTGAGTATGTCGAAAGGTTGCCTAGATATGTCCGCAATATTACGCGGGCTAAATTCAAAGAAAACGAATCATTTTATAAATCTGCCTGAGAGTTATGTGGTTTCCAAGTTTTTTGAACTGGGACCATATCCAACGCAGAACGCATACAACAACACATATCAATGTTGCTGCCCTATATGTAAAGAAGGTAAAAGTTTTGGAAAAAAACAGAGATGTTTCTACATCCCATCAAACGATTTGATATTTTGCCACAATTGTGGATGGTCTAGCAAGCCTCTGAAGTGGATTACCACAGTCTCCGGGATGTCGGTATCTGAAGTTTATGCAGAAATACAACAGGGTGAGTTTGATATGATTAATATATCAGATGGCGAAGTTCCAACCTCTGTTGAAGTGCCATCATTACCTCAAGATTGCATCAATTTATACGACAAAACTCAAGTCTCGTTCTACATTAAAAATAATATAGTTGTAAATGCCTTCAAATATTTAAAATCTAGAAATCTGCTGAAGGCCATCAACAAACCAGACTCCATGTATATATCTTTGAAGGATTATGGACACAAAAACAGATTGGTTCTACCATTCAAGGACGTTGATGGTAAAATTGTATTCTACCAAAGCCGTAAAATATTTGATTGGGACGAAAAATGCAGATACTTATCAAAGCGTGATTCAGATAAATCGCTATTCAACATAGATAAGGTCGATTCATCGAATGGTGATGTCATTTACATGTTTGAAGGCCCGATTGATGCGTGTTTTATAAAAAACGGAGTCGCGGTCGCTGGCATTAATGAAGGTAATGTGCTGTTTACAAATAAACAAGAAGAACAACTAAGGCAGTTTAAGTTTTTCAAAGTTGTTTGGTGTTTGGATAGCCAATATTTGGATTCAGCGAGTAGAGAAAAAACCAAAGTGTTGCTAGAATCTGGACAAACTGTATTTATTTGGCCTGAAAATTACGGCAAAAGATACAAAGACTTCAATGAAATGTGTATAGATAGAGATATTTTTGAAATAGATCAAGAATTCGTCAATAAAAATACATATTCTGGTAAATTGGGTCTTACAAGATTAAGAATGATCAATTAAACAAAAAACCCATGGATAACCATGGGTTTTTTTTGATTTTTAGGGTTTTTAAAATTCAGACATACTTGTATTTCGCATTCTTGGTCTGCGCCATGAATCCGAGGAATCCTTGGTGCAACGCAGCCAAGTCAGAAGCAACACGGGATATCTTCGTTTGCTGTGATTGTTTCATCTTATCAAACACTGTATCAGGCTCCGCATTAGCTAATCTGCTTTGAATGCTTGTTGGGTCTTCGCTATTCAAGACCTTTAAGAATTGATCGATTGAATCAATCCATGTTTGCAGTTCACCTACGATTTGCTGGTTTCTTTTTGAGAGGATATCAGCTAATTCGCTTTGTGTAGTGTCCATATCAGTCGATGCGTCGAATGCAGTTGGGTCAGTTCCATCATCTAGAGAGTTTTCCATAGCATCTCTTTCGAGATCGTCATCCATCATATCAATATCATCGGCTTCTAATAAAACCTTCTTAAATCTAGCAGCGTATAGATTGGTCATAGCAGTATTTAGTGCTTTGATGAATAAATATACACATGGCAAGCAAAGATTCCCCATATTCTACAGGTTTCATGTCTTCAAATATTAATTTTGATACTGATACCGAACAAATGTTTAGACAGATCAAAAGAGAAGAAAACGAAACACACGAAGCTATTCCAACTTTGCCATATGAAATGACAATGTTGCCACAATACTGCGCGAATATTGTCGATAATGCCATGAATGCATCAATTAACATAGAAAATGTACTAAAATCTAAGAATTTTAAAAATAAAGACGACCTTTTAAAGTTAAAGAACAATTTGGATAAAATGATAAAATATCTCATCAGAAATGTCGATCCAACTCTTGACAAATTCGCAATAAGGCGTAGTATGGACTCAAATGACGAGTAAAACAGTGTATAGTTCCATACTGGCATCGCTAGTATCCATCGTATTGTTATCATATGGACTCAGTACTTGGGTTCCTTTTACAAACACATTATCCTTACTTGGATCGATTTTGATCATCGCTGGTTGCGTTGTATATGCCAAATATACGGGGGTTCTTTCAAAGAAAGAAGAAAAACCATCCAGTGATATGGATGATATTGCAAATATGATTTCTGAAATGGATGAAGTCATATCTGAATATGAAAACATGCTTTCAGAGCAACTGGTAAAACTTCCATGCAACTGCGGTCAGACTTTATTCGAGGGTATTTTGATACCAAATGCCGAGAATATGTGTAAATGTCCATCTTGCAAAGAGACATACAAGGTTATGGTAAGCTATGATTCAATTCTGGTTACAGAACCTCTGGAACCAGCTACCATTTATGAAAATTTAACAAAAGCTGCTTCGACCGACATTAATAAAACGCTAGAGTAAACTGGTCGCATGCAAAACGTAAATATAAAACTGAAAAACGGCAAAGTCGAAATCATGGATGCAGTTTCATTCTCCAGATGGGTTTGTCTGGTCGAAGCTTTCGACATTATTTTTGAAAAAGCCGCTCAGCTCAATTTGGATATTGAGAGCTTTATAAAACCCGTCGCCATCGAACACTACATCAACGAAAGATTCGATTCTGTTCTGTGTGATGTGAAGTATGAATTGGAGAATGGTTTATTGAACTGATAACTCTCGCTCAATTCGTTCAATTGTCTCTTTACCAAGAGAAGGTTCGAAGTGTGCTTTTAGTTCAGTTGTATCCAAATCTAGTTCTTTGAATCCGATGAGATAATTTTTGAATCTTTGGTCTAGCTGATTTGGGTACGACACACCTTCTGGTCTATAAAATCGATGGCACCACCTTAAAAACGGCAGGCATAGTGTTCGCTTGCCGTTTTTTCTGTATTTTTCGTGGATGTATCCTTCTTCACCACCAAATCCCCTGAACTTTGTATTGAATCCTAACCATGAATCTTTTCTACATGAAAATAATCCAAGACCCTGCGCGGGTATCTCAAAAGGAACTCCGTTAGGATCTTCGCCTCGCTCATCATTACCCCACACCCCCCACATATTTGACCTCCAAACGAGATCAAAATGGGTAGAAGTTCCTTTAAGATTGTCATAAACCAATGGTCCTTGTAATAAATTGCCGTCATCTTCATTGTTATCATAAAAGTCTATTAATTTTTTAAGAGATCCCGGTTCTAGAAGAACATGACTGTCTATACTTAGCACATAAGGTGTCTCAGCAAGATCAAAAATTTTATTTCTGACAATAGTCGATTTATAATTTGTGAAAGGAAAGTATTGCACTGGTTCATCAACCCAATCTAAAAATTCCCGTATGCATTTGGAATGTGTTCCAGATGGATTATTGTCAATCACGACAAATTCGACATTATCCATCACTTCTTTGTGAAATAATCTGATTGATTGTATTGTGAAATACAAACCGTCCAGATCATCATGAACTGCCATCCCAATTGTAAGTTTCCTCATATTTTAATTTATTAAAAATTGAGTTTTTTGCAAGTATTTTCAACACATTCAGATGTTGTCGATGTGTTTAATGGAATTATCGTGGTGGTTGTAGTTGTGGTAGTAGTTGCTGGGAGGGTTGTGTTTATAGTCGATGGATCTGTTAATGAAGGAGACGGGGGGATTCTTACTTTCATTATCGGAGGTAGTGGAAACGGTGATTTTGTTGTATTTTCGACCGGAGGAGGGAATATATACTTTATTTTAGGAGGACAGCACGGTATTTTTGGAGTTGCCGTTGTTGTCGAAGTAGTGGTCGGTTCTGGTGTTGTACCTGTCGTTTCCATAATTAATATCCTAATTTATTAACACATGGTTTGCAAATTATACTGACTGTTGTGGATGTTGATGTCGATGTTGTAGTTATCGGCTGTATCGTAGTTGGAGTGATAGTTGTAGTTGATATAATCGAAGATGGGTCCGTCAATGGATAGCTCGGAGGAACTTTGACGGTTATGGCTTCAGGAAGAGGCGTCGGGGTTTTCGTAGTTACTATTACCGGTTCAGGAGGATGCTCTATAATCAACTCAGGGCAACTTAAACATGGGTAGCATGTCGTAGATCCCGGAATTGGGGGTGGTGTCGTGGCTGTAGTTCCAGTGGTAGTACTTGTTGTTGTACTTGTGAGTGGGGGGGTAGTTGTAGTGGTAGTAGTTGTAGTGGTAGTAGTTGTGGTACTACCTGAAGGTGGCGGGGTAGTTGTAGACGAACCCTCTGGTGGAGGTGTAGTTTCGTCTGGTGGAGGTGTAGTTTCGTCTGGCATACTTACATCCTGTTAAATTCGACTGTTTCTACAGTTGTTGCATTTTCGGTTCCTTGTGTGTGAAAATTTTTCAAAAACAAAACACTTGGAGCACTTAATGACGAGATAGGAGATGAATATGAAAAACCGGGTCTAAATATGTCAGCGGAATCAGGATTGAAATTTATATTAATCGAAGTTAATTCTATGAATTCAGTTGATCCGTCTGGTTTAAAATCTATAGTGATCTTATCAGTGTTTGTATATTTAAATCGCATGGTTTTGTACGACTTGCCACTTGATAATATCTTAAATTCTGGATTTATATTTGAAAGTTCATTATAGTATGTAACATTATCATTAAAATCTCTTATAATTAAACTATTTCGTTTTATACTACCTAAACCAACACCGCTTCGAGTATTTGATGATAAAGCAAACAATCCAGTGGTGTCAAATGCTATACAAATCCCTAGAATTGAATCACTTTCCCCATTACCTTCGAGTATTATGCGTTCATAATTTTCAGTTAATATGTAATTTCCATCTTCATCTAGTAAAAAACCAGATAAGGGAACAGTTCCGCTATATCCCAAATAATGACCCGGAATTGAAGACAGAGATGGTTTTGTTGATGTTAAGAAAGTTGCAAATGCAGCTTCATTACCAGATATAGCATACTGAAAACTCCAAATTATGTCATAATTTGGGTTGTAGTTCTTTTTTTCATCTACAAATGCTATATATTTTGCATTTGCTGGTAATTTAACATCAGATGGAAAGCTCATATTATAAAGTATAACCGATTAGTCGCACGCTACCATTCTCGTCAGAGTTTCCTATCGACACTCGAAGTGCAAAAGATGAAGAATTTCCGTTTGAACTCAGGGGAATCATGCATTGAGTGGTTGAAGTGGAACCTCCGTAAAATTTTGTGCTTGATTTATTTATCAAATATTCATTTACACCAACAACGTAGAGATTTGTTGGTGTATTTAAAAGTGATGTATTTAAAGCAGCACATATTATGCCTTGCTGACCATTATTCGTTAAATTCAACGTACTTTCCAGCAAGACCGTTTTCGCATTCGCTGGTAATGTTTGCGGCAATGCTAATATGGTAGGATAAACTGTAATAGTTGACGTTTCAGACATATTACTAGTTACAGTTTTTACAGTGATTGGAGTTTTCAAGAATTTCACATATCCTGAAGAATTTACTATCTCTGTACCTGAAAGCGTGGTTACAACACCAGCTGATACAAATGGAACTGAGCTTACTCTTCCATAATCATCAACAATAAATGGAGTTTCCACAGTTGTTGATGGTATAATTGGCGGTAAACCAATTTGTATATTGCCACTCAACGTGCTGACAGGAGTTCCAGTTACAGTAACTCCATTCAATGTTCCAGATAGTGTATTTCTAACAGTGAGGGTCGATGTTACTAAATTATCAGCGATAGCTTTGATAATGAAATTGGTCCCGACTGCACTCAAGGATACATTAGTTCCACTGTTCAAGCTAAACGTTGTCGAAGATGCTGGGTCTCCAGTTACCCCATACAATGTTTTATTTGTTAAATTAGGAACATTGAAGTTTCCACCAGAGCCTCCGTAAGTGGTGCCTATGGCGGCGGATAGATCTGGGTATACTGATCCTGAAACACTCTGACCATTGCATAGAAGCCATCCATAAGGAACAGTTCCTCCAGAAACAAACGGTGTTATCATACCTACAGGTATTCTGGATGCAGAATTACTTACATAAAATGTATTAAGAGAAAGCGGAGTCGCCCAAGATAGATTTCCATAGATATCTGTTGATAAAAAGAAATCATTTTGTAATCCACCAGATGGCCATTTATAATTGACAGATTCTATCGATAGTTTGGACGGCAATGATAGATATTCAGAGTTATATGGTGAAATTCTGTTTGTTGAGATCCCACCACCGCTCAAGTTTAAAGTATTCGTGGATGCGTCGATGTCAATACTGTTACCTGCTGTGTAAACAGATCCTACAACTCTCCAATTATTGATATCTGTATATAAATTCCCATTGAATTTACATAAAGTTTTGTTCACAGTATTGAATACCAAGTCTCCTACCTGTGCATATGAGAAAGTAATGGGATTACCTTCGCCCAAATATTTATTACCAGCGACTAGACCACCGAGAGTTGAGCCATCTCCGATAAACAATCTATCAATGTCGGTTGCATATCCAAGTTCACCGCTATCTAGAAGTATAAGTTTTCTGTCTGAATCCTGTCCTTGACGAACGATGAGTTTCAGAAGAGTATTTTGGAGGATTTCAATTGAATTTGACATATTTTATATATTTAAAACTTGAATACTGGTATCGCATATGAACCAGTCCCATATGAGGTTTCTATAACTATAAATCCAGCGGATGATAATAAGATATTATTACTAGTCAACCCGTTTGATGAGATTGCACTTATAAGGGTTTGATTTGTGTATGTTGTCTGTAAAGGATTCCCGTTGAATACAGATAACATGGAAGTGTTTGTCTCATTTCCAGTAAACGATTGTGTTATAGTCGAAGACAGTGATGTAATTTGACCCTTTGAATTGTATGTGAAGTTGGAAAAACTAGCATTTCCTCCACTACCCAATATGTCTTTCAATGAAATTACATTGGAGTTATTTTGAATAGTTGCGCCATCAACACTTGCGATGATGGAGACTAACTTCCCAGCACTTAAACTTAATCCATTTCCAATAGCGTCAGGGCCGATGGAACTCAAACCAACAGAACCCAAAGGCACGCTCGTCAAGGACAGAACACCACTATTGAACGAGAAACCAGATCCCACATTTAATCTTATGGTATTGCCGCTTCCACCTGTCAATCCGTCGCCAAATGAGCTTGATGCTATGTGGTTTTGATTGATTTGAAGGACGGATAATTGATTTGTTGTGGAAATCGTGAGGGTAACTCTATCTACATTGGCAGATAATCCATTGGAAGCGGTTGCAACCAACCCACCTTGGTTATAGGCAGCGCTTTGATCAAAATTAGCGCCACTTATCGCGTTATTTTTGATGCTTAATTGTCTCGATGTGTTATAGTATAGACTTGTGTTATCAGGATTGGTTCCAATAAATACCCAAGAAGACAATTGACTATAATCCGATCCAGATAATTGATACAAGAACCCGTTTTCATTTACAATATCCCCTCGAACTGCATTTTGGAGAGTGTTTCTTGTATTTGAAACAGTCAAAGGATCGTGATTTAAGTTGCCAGCAACCACACCTCCAGATAGAATACCATTCCCTATGAATAAACGTTTAGTATCAACTGTAAATCCAAGCTCTCCTTGCTCAAGTATGATTCTCTGACGTTGTGAATCCGTTCCTCTTCTTACTTTAAGTTTGATTATTGAAATATCTGCCATAATTATGAAATTCTATTCCAAACATACACACCGTATGATGGATTTGTTAGTGTTATAGGGGTTATTTGTGAAGCTCCAACCACTCCAGAAGTTCTTCCAACAGAAGGTACCACTGCGTTTCCCTCTAATCTATAAGAAACTGGGTTGGTTTGTAACCTTCCACCTCTCGCTAAGTAATTTGTAGAAATCAAAGAATCTTTATCTGCGGAAAAGTCTTCAATTTCGTTTGCTATGAAGTGAAAGTGATCCGGTATATTAGAAGAAGATAATGTTTGTTGATAAAAACCCCCAGTATTAGCACCTACGGTCACAGTTTTGGAAACACCCCCAGCATCAGTTCCGGTGCCGACTCCTGTTATCACCATTCCCTGTGATACTTGAACCCACGACGTTCCTATAAAGCGGGTAGCGGGGTTTGTGGAATCCAATGTTAATAAGCACGACCCTACTGGATAAATGTAATCAATTAATTTGATTAGATTTGGCTGAGATGGGAAAATTATGTTTCCTGCGCTCAAGGAACCCGTTACGACAGCCCCATTGTTCTCCATACCCAGAGAAAGAGATGATTTGTTGCCTAAACCGTCATAAACATCGGTTATATTTGCAGATGAAAGCGATTCTGCTTCCACATGCAACAAAGATCCGTATAAATCAGATATGAACTGATCGGTGAGTGATTTCATTAGTTATATTTATGCTTAAAAATTGCTTTTCAAGATAAATCCACTAGTTTCTTTTGCAGATCATTTATCAATGTGAATATTCGCTGCAAAGATACAACATTTACATTCTCGTTACCGTTTAATATCAAGTTAGTCAACTCATAAGTTAATTCAGGCGTTGGAATTACAGATAATGTTGGATTTGCCAAATCTCCAGTGCTTGATTTCACCTTTTCAACGATGGTTGCGATGTTGATGGTATCAATTAGGAGATTTGTGATGATTGAATTGAAAGAAATACCAACGCTGCTCGTATTACATTTTATCCCCGTGAATGCTTTTGATACATTTAATGGCACATAGGTTTCATACAACGAAGATCTGGTTTTAGATATGTATATACGCCCGATGTTATGCATTATGTAATACAGATATCCATTTTTTTGGATTGTATTGTACGTCAAGTTGTTGTAACTGTTTGACAACATCTTGTTTGAATTGAACTTTATTTGGATATCGTTTATGTTTTCTTCGGTTTTGTTTATGATATAATCATTTAAATAGAAGAAATTTGAAGATCTAGCTTTAGCCAATCTGTTATTTATGTTTAAAAGCGGGCGAATTTCGGTTTCCGCTCTAGGTTGATCCGATTGTTCTATCTGGGTGATGGTCTTTTTCAGATAAAAGAAGTCAGAGTCCTCTGTTGAAAACTCAATTCCTGTAGCTTCGTCGGCATATAACAATTCTTCACGACGAAATGTGTTTGTGTAATCATCGCTATCGAAAAATATGAAATAATAGAGTCCATTCTTCTGACCGACTGCTATTACATTGTCGTCTTCTTTTCTTATGTCAATTGCTATGAGATTATCTAGATCCAAATCACTCAATGATAGTTGTAATAGGATTTCATTTGAATATTTGTTTTTCAAATACAGAACATTCCCACTGTATTCTGTTCGCTTGTTGAATCCTATCGTATATAATCCTATATTTTCAGAGTTGGCCGAAATTGAAATGCTATCTTTTAAAAATAGATTGCTACAATCTTCGTATTTTGATAAATTATATATTAAAAGTTCAGAATTTGTATAAAAATACAATTCATCAGAATCATAATCCTGTTCAATTTTTAAATTTACTGAGTTTTCAGCCTGACTGACTATTGTTAATTTCTTAGATGGATCGTTGAAAGTCCCGCTTAGAGCGTATGTGATATTATCAGACACACAATAGTATATGAAATTGTCATTGGCGTCTATTATGAAAGAACCAGACTCCACTCTATCCAAGAATGCCCATTCTTTAGAATAACTAAATGGATCGCTGTGTGTATACACGTTTTTCCCATACATTTCATCATCCGGTGTTCTAGAATCAGCCTCTGTTGAAGTTAATGTATAAAAGTAGGTGTTTTTGTAGTCGTAAGGAACATTGTTTGGATTTATGAAAATTGAATTTTTATAAATTTTCAAATTATTCTCATCAATGCGTCCGAATAACTCATTCAAGGTGTTGTCGTTTAGTATATCCAACGCATTTGGAACTGCTAAATCGATAGTTGGTGTGATTCCATCGAAAACAGCATAATTTAAATACAAATCACTTAAAAAGTTTGATTTTGGAGTCAATTCTCTGGATTCATAGCTTGGTTTTTTACCAGAATATGCAACGCCGCTCAACACATGGAAATAGCCACTGTAAGGAGCTGAATCCAGTGTGAATGCATTGCCATCATCATATTTGAAATAAGAAATCATATGTAATTTGTGAATTTTATGTTATTTATAATTGAAGTTGCTGGAATGTTTTGTTGGATCTTGTCCAACATGACGTTTTTCAGATATTCCAGAGTATCAGAGTTACTGATTCCTAAATTATCAATCGATACATTGATATAATTACTCTTATTTGAATTCCCATTGCAAATTGTCTGGATATGTTTGATATCATCGAGAGAATTTCTCATTCCACATGGTAGAGTGATAACAATATCATCAACCGCTTGCCTGTTTTGTATAAATGGAATTATAAATGCTAAATTCTCATCAATTTTTTGATCTGCTATTATTATATCGGTTGTTATACCATTCGGCTCTAAAAGATCTTGATCGTTGTAATAAAATTTACCATATATGATCGATTTGTTGGAAAATTGAGCGATTTCAGTTGATATATCCAACACTTTGGCGTTATTTAAAAAGAAGAATCCTTTTCCAGTCAGGGCATCATAACTGAAACAAACGAAATTATCTTTGTACTTCTTATAAAGTGTCGTTGCGTCGAATATCAAGGTTTGATTATTTGAATTATTGAATAATTTCAATTCAAATGTTATATCATCCGCTGTTTTTGTAATTTTTACCCCAGCATCTATATTATTTCGAAGACTTTGGATAGTCCACTCTGGATCAGATCCATTAAAGTAAAACGATAGCGTTATCTTGCCAGCATCATTGATCAAATTTTGATAATTTAATGGGATTTGATTTGCTCCACCACAATCGACAGTGTTTGTTGCTGTAATAATATCGAATAATTCATTGTTATTGAATCTGTGGTATTCGTATTTTCTATTAGGTTGAAAGCTCAGATCACTACGCTTGTCAAAAATCACATATTTCGAAACATTTGAACTCAATGTTGCGTTTGTTGTGATTAAATTTTCAATTGCCTGATCATATGTGATATCAAACACGCCTTTTTCAGACAATGCATTCTTCTTGGATATCAAATCCGGGTAGAAGTATCGATCAACCCATGTTTTAGTTTCACCTACACCTGATAACCATGTGCATAGATAAACCTTTCCATCTTCTGAATAGTTGTTTGTGTCTATTTGATAGATTTTATCAGCATATTGTGGAGTGTCGTATCCATATGATCCACAATCCACGAATCTGGTGTCATTTATATTCAGATTGCTGAATGGATACATACTTGAAGGAGCCTGAAATTCAGTGATACCTCGTCTTATTAAATAAGGTTTGTTGTAAAATACGTAATTTAAAGAAAGTTCAGATGAATTTTCAGAATCAATTGTGTTTGTTATATTTGTATAATTTCTGAAATCATCAACCGCTATGTCATATCCAGATGATAGAAGATTCTGACCGTTTGTGAATACATCACTTACAGTTAGTTGATTTTTTAAAACGATAATGTCTTTATATTCAGATGAGTATGGAGAATGAATTAAAAAGTTGTTGCTTAAATCAAACTCACTTTTAGAAGAATCGATTATATTCGAAGCATTCTGATATGTCACGAATGATGTGTTTGGAGATACTTCAAGTTTATATTCTTTAGGTCTAGCGACTTTGAAATTGCTTGTTAGGATTGTATTTTTGTTTTCATCATTCAATTCAATCAATACAAGCCCATCGCCTTCTTTCTTTACCAGTTTATTACTGGAAAGAGCCTTTATAAGAAATAGTTCTTTCTTGTCGTTGTATATGTATTTGAAAAATTGAGGATTTTGCTCATCCTCTTCATCGGGAAGTAGAACATCCCATTTAAATAACAGATCGCCACTATCTTCACTTAGTAGATAAGTTTTTCCAGATTCTATAAATGATATTGTGCATAAATTATTTTGATAAAAGTCCAAATCAAAATATGTTCGTTCGCTTAATTCATCATCGAATGTTATGGAATAAGTATTTGCATTTGCAATCGGTGTTGATCTTGACAAATAAACAGATCCAGATTGCAAATAAGTCAGAAGTTTTTCTGATTTTAAAGTATTTGTGTTGAATTTTAAAAAAGTATCTGCTCTTGTATTATTCGTCAGATAAAAGTTTGAATATTCTTTGGTTTTGAAATCATTAAAACCGGAAAGCGCCAAAGGGAAATTGAAAGAAAATCCGTTTTGATATGTTCGTCTTACTTGTTTATAAGAAGTATTATCCATCGTTGACTTCCATGATTTAGAAGTCAACGATGATAGAGATTTTATGATCGTTTCCATTTAAATATTTAAGGCGGTAGCGTAGTTGTTGTCGTAACCGGACCCGGTGTGGTTGTTGATGTTGGACCCGGTGTGGTTGTTGGGGACGGTGTGGTTGTGGATGCTGGTATCGGGGGTGTTGGTGGTGGGGTTGTCGTATTTAAGCTTTCAGCTTCTACTAAGAACCCTCCTTTATCCACAGAAAATATAAACTGTTTGTTGTTATCAGATACTTGCATAATATTTGCATATATATGCTTCATATCCCCGATACTTTCAAAATAATCGGATGTTATTATTTTGAAAGGTTGCACTATTGAACATTTGTCACCATTTATATATTCTATATTGACTTCGGCAGATAATAATTTATATCTGGATGTTTCTGATGGATAATAGAGGTGGGATACTTCATTTGAAAGTATTGAACTTATTTTATTATAAAGTATTTCTGGAATTATACTGTCAACTCTGTAGTCTTTACTGAATGAATTTTCAAAAATAGCAGACTCTCCATCACCCCAATTGATTCTTAGATACATGGGAATTTCAGACTCTGATATCCCACTCAATACAAAGGTCACAGAAGTCAAATCATACAGTTTGACTTCTGGTAATGTTGAAGATAGTGCGGTTGCTGAACTAGCAAATCCAATTGTGTAAGTATTCATAGAGTTAATTCTTCGTTTATCAATGATACTGGTCCTGATGATAGATAAACATTCAGTATAGTGCTATAATTAGTTGTGAATAGGTTTGAGTAACTCTCAAACGATCCAAAATACACATCGTGTTTCAAGAATGACACATTCGGATTAATGATGAAATCATATTCATTCAATGCGATCATTTCATTTTGATCTTTTATCAAAAACGAGATGTTGTATATATTATTGGTGCTATTATACACCAGAACTGGTTTATCTACAATATCAAACCGAACATTGCCACCAGAAACACTGAAAAATTGAGTGTTTGAAGTGTAATCTGTGTCATTTATTGGGAATATTTTCAAGTTTTTACTTGTCAACGTATCATACTTATAAATCTCTGGATATATGATGTAATTATTTGTTGAGATTGTCGGAGTTGTACTGTTGAGAACACAATAATATACATCGGTTCCCACTTTAAATCTATTCGACAGTTGATTTACATCATTTGTTGAGTGTTCGATCACATAAGCTGTCGTATTTGGATTTACGAAACTTGAATTTTCATATTTTATCTTTTCGAAAATGAGATAATTGTCGGTTTCGATGGATAGTGTATCATATGCAATCTCAAATTTATTAACGCTTGATAATTGAGCGAATACAGCGGAATTGTACTTGGAACTGAGATAAGAAAATTCACTCAGAAGAGCTGATACTCTATTGGTAGAGCCGTTTCTCACAAAAATCTTACCATTCAAGTCAATTCTGTCGTTGTAAGTGTTTCTATCAAAAGAATCCACTTCAAATGAGGTAGCATTATCGGTTTGATTGATATATGTGTAATTTACTTTATCAAATTGATAATCATAGACAAATTCTGTTGTAAATTTACCTCCATCCACATTCAAGACTGAATTTCCAGAAAGTGGTCGTAGTGTTTGTGTAAAATCGGCTGTTAATGTTGGATAAGCGGCATCTAAAAGAGCGCGTTGGAGCGGTGATTTCGTATTTAACGCAGCTTCAAACAGAGTATTGTAGTAATACACTCCAGAACCCGGAAAACTGTTTAAATCGGAGTTTATAGGATCACTTAGAAACTCCGTATCATTTTTCATGAAGAGTCCGCCATCTCTTATTTTAAATGAAGGTTTTAAATTGGACTCCGTTGGCGCTTTTAATTCTTGATAAGGTGAGAAAAACCTGAAGAAGAGGGTCCAAGCACCTGAAGTTGAAGAAAATGAATTGGTGTATGATGATAACCCAGATCTTATTGTTTCGGTATATGATGTATCATCATATGTGAAATAATTAAAAGCATATTCTTCACCATATAAATCATCGTAGAACTGATAACCATTTAATATCAGACTTTTGATGTATGATGGTGTCCTTACTTGGATGTTTGATTTGAAATTGTCGTCTATTTTAAATAGACCAAACTTATTTCCATACACATCTCCTTTTTGATCTGCAATATATCCAGATTCGAATATTGATTCGAATGATTGATCAAACGAATCGGATTTCTCAGCAACATATCCGTAGTATTTTGTATCTGATTTATTAGATATCGCTTGATTGACAGCGTTTCCAGATGATGTGTTTCGTTTTAGATATTCACCATCTACGAAAAATGTCAAAACCTCATCATTACTTCCAAATATGTTTGGATCAGGGAAAAAGTATAACGAATTTGGTTGTAAATTGGCGGTATTTATTAAAAACGATTCGTTTTTACCATCTACAAAGACAATACTTGTTTTACTTGGCTTGAAGAACCCCAAGTCTTCTTTAGTTATTAAAGATCCTTTGTGTGTGGATGCTGTCGTCGGGTAGTTTCGGTTTAATACATTGCCGCTTTTAGCAGAAGCTTTGAAAAGCTGACCTGATACAAAATCGGTTGATGTCGAACCAGTTGAAATGTAATAAAAATCACTACTGACGCTCTTTTCAGTTAGTTTTCTTTTATTATCAAAGAGCTGATCAACTTCTTTCAGAGCTTTAATTTCATCCGATACACCTACAAATACTTCAGAAATCAATTCTTCATTTGATTTAAGGAAAATGTTTTGATTATAATCCAAGTCCTTGTAATCATATACATATTGATCAGGGGTTTGATCGAAATATGTGCCATATACATTGTATAGCTCTTCAATATCAATTTTCAGCTTTGTTTTTATCGCTTCGATATCATATTCTATTGGTCCAAGCTCTTGATTTTCTAAGAATTCGAGGGTTTTTTCAAAAATTACCTTTTCAACTCCAAGTACGCTACCCTTTAGCTTTTTTCTAGTTATTTCGTATTTTACATCACTTCTTTTAGAATTGTAATATTTGCAAATATCTACAAGTTTTCTACTGTAAAACCCTAAAACTGTATCAAGATCGTACTCATCATTGAAATCAATCTTGGAAATGAATTCTTTTTCTTCCAGAGTTGTATATTTCAGATTTATATCCTTTATAAACTCTCTGTATTTCTCAACTATCAGGTTGTTTTCCGTGGAATTTGAGTTTTTCTTTTTGGTATTCCAACGCTTCAAGTATTCATTGTAATACGTTTGTAATACATCGGGTTCAAAGCTTATCGAAACGGTTTTGATAAACAATAAAAACGACATTGGAGTACTAACATCCAATGCATTAATTTCTAAAACGTTTGGGTTTGTTATACTCTTTGGTACTTCGGGATACCCGTACTGTAGCGTCGATGACATTGATAATATTTACTTGTCAGATGCCGACTTTGATCATATTGACAAAGATTGATAAAGAGAATCCAAGAACATATTATTAAACACGCCATCCGAAGCAAATAAATAAGAATTATCAACTGTCGGACCAAGTATTGTTGTTTTTGAATTTTCGAAATTTATGATGTTATCAGTCACGGTGCCATCATAACCATCAACATATTCAAAAAACACATAATATTTTTCGAAATCTTGTGGGCTGAATGATGATGGCAGAACGAGCGGCCAACCCCAGTCTGATGTATATTGAGACAAGTTGTATGTTTGTCCTGATCCAGCACACAGCGGTTGATATGTATTCAGCAATGTGTAAGAATTGCTGAATTTCTCCAGAGCAACGATTGGAGTTCCAGCGGTTATGGTATAAGTCAGTGTATCTATCTGATCACCAATGTTCGTTCCATATTTGTCTTTTTGAGTGTATCCTCTGGTATCGAAATTTTGATTGAATTTATTCGTTGTTCCGATTAGTTTGTTTAGACTGACAGATGCCAGATTCGCAATTCGATCTATGTCTTCAGGATAATTCGTGGATGCTCTGTTGAATACAAGCTCTTCATTATCAACAAGCCTCATATCTGAAATAAGAGCCTGAATGTTTTTAGTGTCGATATCTGTATTGTTTGCTATGAAGTTTGCTATCTTTTCATAAGTCTTGACACCTATTGAATTGTGATCATAGTTATCAGATCCAAATATACTTCCTAAGAAATCATTAAACAGTATAGGATTGTTTTTGATTTTTTCTTGGAAAGCTAAATCGGTGAACGTTTGAGCAGCATTGAAATCCTCATTGACTTTGTATATGTCGTAATAATTATGTGAGTATATATCAAAGTAACTTGAACTTGCACTCAGTGTGAATGCTGATAGATTATCATTTGTGAGCGTTGCGACACAAGATAACTGTACTGCTGTTGTTATCGAGCTAAGATATGGGAATTGGATATATCCTCTGAAAGATCCACCGTGATCCAGTTGATCTATAGTATAGTTTAAAGAAGATATTGTATAATACGTTGATGGTATCAATGCTGTATTCGCTACAAGTCTCTCGTTGGCTTGGGTTAATATATAGAATCCGTTATTATCGATTAGATAATCTCCAGATAATACACTTATAGAAAGAGCCGATAATTGAATATTATTGAAGTTTTTGAGAGAATATTGAGCTGAATCTTTAACCTTTACAACAAATGGTATCTTGCTATTGATAAATTTTGTATGATATATATCGAATGAGCTTATGGGGGTGCTTTCCCCATCGATACCATTGGATGTTATGCTGAGTCTGAACGCATCATTGTTGGGGGTTATATTTGCACTCAGCAAGACTCCCAGATTGTTTAGGTAATCGGTTGTTTTTTCTGCAACTATTGTGTTTGTATTGCTAAACTTGAATAATATCGATGTATTACCAACCGTATCATCTTTGTAATACACGTATTTCGTAGCTGAAGTTCCAACAAAGAATGAACCAGCATCTGTTTTAGAGCATGGAACTATTGATCCGTTGTCAATCTTGGCGTACAATGCATCTCCTGATGTTATTTTGATATCTGGAACCTCGTAATATTGCACATTTTGTATTGCAATATTTGATGTGGAATCAAATATGGAATATGTTGGACGTAAATGTACGAATTTATCAGATTGAATTTCGAAGAAGTTCGTACTTCCCGAATTATTCACTGAATATACAACATTCGTTATGGGCTGATACCACGGATATGTGACATTCAAGGTCCAAGGACCGTGAATAACACTCTGTGTCAATTCCAAGTAGCCTTTATTGGATGATAGATTGGTAAATTCGAGAGTGTATGGTATGTAATCTTTAACTTCTACGTTTTGAGAATAAGACGATATCAATGCATTGTTTTGGCAGTCGAATACCAATAGATTTACTGTGTAAACCCCCGGAAAATTGTAATATTTGATTGCTGTGAGCGCTTTTGATGTTGTACCATCACCAAAAGACCAAACAACATCTTTGTTTGGAAACAAATCCAAATCAGGTATGAACTTGAATGGTGTTGACGATAAGCTATAAGAACTCAATACATTCTCATTCTTGAAATCGTATACATCAAAAGTCGTATATGTTGTTTTTAAATCAGGCATCGATTACTTCTATTTTATTTATTAGCGATTGAGGAGAATAGAAATATGGGAATTTATAAAACGGAAGCGTTGTCGTTTGATTTACGATATCATTGTCACTATCGACATATATCGGATTCCATGATAAGAAAGATACTCCGTTGAAGAATGTATTTTCCTTTGTATTTTCCGTTCTTATTGAAGATACACCCTCAATTCCCAATATCGATGCTGTCAAGTCTGTTAAGTTTAATGTCTGCCCCAATACGTTATTGGATGGCTTGAAAAAATTCAAGATTGTATCATTTATCTTGGATTTCAACACCCCTTTGTTGATTTTATTCGTTTTACTTCTAACAACAACGAGTTTTGATTCATCAACAACACTTCGAAGTGAATTTATTGTACTGAATCCAATATCAAATGCCACGTAGATAGGATCTCTAGGTACAATTTCATTGGATATCATCTTTTTGTCTCTGGTGATGTCAATTATGAGATTTTTAAATGATTCACTGAGATAATTCGGATATGTACCATCTTGCGTTACTTCAAATTTCGGCACACAGAATATGTTGACGTTGTTGAAATCACAACTATCTGCAAAGTTGACCTGATTTATTAAAACACGGTTGACTTTATTCGGATCTACACATATGCGGTAGTAATAGTCGATGTATTCGTTTATAAATCTGTCATTATCAACAACCTTGACAGTATTCAAGATGTTTGGTATGCTCTTGCTCAAGAATTTCTCATAGTCGGCTTCAGTTACAAGTCTGTTTTGTGCAGCGATCAGGAACGGTGCATTGTTTTTGATAGACTCAACAGTTTCAGCTTCACTTATGGTTGTTGAATTCAGAGGATTGTTGAATGTCAATGAAGGACTCAGAACAGTTGTTATGATTTGAGAGTTTGAAGATGTTGTATCCTCATAGATTTCGCTGAATGTATTTGAAGCGTATGTAAAGAGCTTATTTCCATTGATTGCGTTTTTGCTTATGATACCTTTATCACCATCGCTCAAGATATACATTATCTTAACCTCATCACCGGATTCCAGTCGTTTTCCGAATGTGTTGTTTCCGAATTTTACTTCGTAATGTCCATTTTCATTCAATCTAAGCTCATATGCTCTCTCGGTTGCATTTGAAAGATACAAGCTGTCGCTTTCTTTGTATTCATACCAAGTATCGGTATTCACTTCCTTGACATACACGCTTATTGTACCATCTGCTATGAATCTACTGTCATTTGTGTTGACCAAGTTATCAACAACAATCGGAAGAGTTTCAAAATCCAGACCTTCTGATGTATAAGTCGGATATTCTTGAACTGTACCTTGATATAAGATCAGATTGTTGTTGATCGAATCTATAGTTTCATTCGATGTTGTGGTTTTTTCAAAAAGTGTATCTTCCAAAACGGTGTATTGGATATTATCCACTAGAAAGTAGCTGTACTTTCTAATCATATAGCTACCAACAGCCAGATTGGATGATGCGGTGCAGTTGATTGGAACAATTGATGTTTGTCTGCCTGTAGGCTTGTATCCTATCAGTTTAACAATACGATTCATGTTCTCATAAATCGAAGCCTGATCAAAAAGCGATTCTGAGCTATTTTGATTCAAATAAAACATCAATACATGTGTGTAATATGCCAATATCTCGATGAGAAACGACATGTTACTACCTTCATAATTTTGATCTGTGAATGTTGAGTTCTCATTCAGTCTCTGGATTATGAAATTCTTTAAAGAAACAGCATCGAAATTGATGTATGCGTTTTGTGGAAGATTATATTCCAATGTATCTTTATCGCTCATTAAGAAATATTTAATCAGGAGATCGTGTAACCCGTTGCGGCGAGTTCTGATTTTATACTCAATCCGTAAACATCCAACGAAGGCACATCAATTTTAAGTTCGATGTTGTATTGATTATTATCTTCATCTGCAACAACCACAACATCTTGCAGTGTTATTC